AGTAAGTATAAGATTGGTTTGTTAGAAGCATTTGAGGACAAAGACAAGAAAGGCTTCAACTGGAATAACATGATGTTACAACGTTGGACAGACCACAACGGTGAAGAACACAGGGTGTTGGACGACTACAGTCGTAACGTAACCCTTATTGACTTGACTGCGCAACCAGATGATATTAAACAAAAGATAGCAGAAACCATTGCAGAAGCAAGCGAAGTGAAGTCTGTAAGTATGGTAGGCGCAAAATTCCTTAAGTTCTGTGGTAAGTACGAATTAAACAAACTGTCAGATGAAGCGCAGAGATATGCAGATTTATTAGGAAGCCCATATCCTAGCTAAAACTAAATACTTTTATGTTTACATCAATTAAAGTAGGAATAATCATAGCAATCGTTGCCGCAGTTGGCGGTGGAGCGTTATACGTTAAGAACTTACGTTCAGACTTAGAAACCTCCAGAATAAATCAGAAACTTCTCGAGCAAACAGTAGAAGAGCAAAAACAACTGTTAGCAGTAAAAGAGAAGGATATCGCTCTGCAAAAAGAAATTAGCAAAGAGCTTGAGGCAAGTAAAAAAGCCAGCGACAAGAGTATTGCTGATTTAAACGACCGTCTTAACAAAGTAAACGAAGCAACTGGCAAGCAACGTGACATAAACAAAGCCGCAGTTCGTAAAACTAAAATGGTCACCAAGATTATTAACAACGCCAGTAAGAATGTAATGCGCTGTTTAGAGATCGCAAGTGGCAGTCCACTTACACCAGATGAGATAGCGGCTACTAAAAAGAGCGAAGCAAACAACGAGTGTCCTGACTTAGCAAACCCTAACTACGTACCTAAGGAGAAGCCATGAGATATCTAGTAATTTTATCCTTAGTGTTCCTTACAGGATGTTCGATGTTTAGTAAGCGTGAGCCAGAGATTGTTATAAAAACAAAACTGGTAGAGCGTACACCTCTTAACTTAGAGCAACCTGCTCCGCTACGTTTAAAAAATGCAGACTGGGTTATTGTTACAGAAGCAAACATAGACGAGTTAATTAACGAACGTAAAAAGAATCCTGACGATTTTATTGCGTTCTATGCTCTAGATGATACTGGCTATAAGACACTTGCAGTTACCATGCAACAACTATTAGCGATGATTAGAGAGCAAAGACTTATCATTGCAAAGTATAAGGAGTACTACGAGCAAACAGACCGTAGCACTCCCGAAACTGAAACTAAAGAATAATTACTTTAAATCTTTAGACTTTAAAACTGGCAGATCAATCATACGATCTATCATTTCTTTACGCTCTACTTTGCCTAGTGGAATCATACCAGCATCTGACAGTACTCCGTCATCGCCCCAGTGCTTTAACCACTCTGACATATACTCTTCAATTCCTGGAACAACACCAATGTGCTGGTGTTTAACGTAGAAGTAAAGAGCACGTGATGCTTTGTACTCGCCACTGGATGCTTTGTACTCGCCACTGCCAATTGCTTCAAATGTTGGCTCTACACCATCAAGTACAGCACCTTGAACAGAATCTGAATTTTGATCCAAATAACTGAAACCAAAAATACCATATGTTGTTTTATCTTCATTTAACTTTTGAACAATCAAGTTATCTTGTTCGCCTGCTTCAATGTAAGCACCATCTGTACGCATAGCACGACACTTCTTGCCTTTCTTGTCGCCACGCTCTGCACTTAGTTTCTTTGCAACTGGATCTTTACCGCAGTATGCTTTTTGATTAATCAGCTCAACAAAACTAGCACGAGTGCCTGATGTTGTTGGAGGACCATAAACACGAATGTCTACGTCAGGATATGCTGAGTTTAGATCTGACCACTTCTTGTAAGGATTAGCAATCCAAGCAGTTCCATCTGCATTAGGAACTTCTGCGGTTAATGCTTTTCCTAAGTCACTACGACTGATAACTAATCGCTCACCTTGTTTACTGTTAGCAACTACAATTCCGTCGTAACCAACTTTGATTTCTGTAAGTTTAACACCATTTTTATCACAATACTCGAGTTCCTTTACTTTCATTCTAGAACTTGCATTACCAATGTCAATAAACTGTGTACCAATGCCATCACATACACCTTTCTTACCAACACTTGAACCACCTGATTCTACTACTGGTGTTTTGAATTTTGGATTCCCAACTTCTCTGCCACGATTGTAGCAAATGGAAATACGGTTGAAGATCCAGCAATACTAATATAATCTCTTGCTGACGCAGTTGATGTCATAGCGAATGCTACCAGTGCTACTGCTAAAGTTTTTTTCATTTTTTACTTTTTCCTATATTAAATGTACATCATTGTGCAATCGTGCATTGCACACGATTATTTAAACATAATAGTGTTACAGTAATATTACAGTAACATTAAGATTTTGTTACTTTGGTAGGAATATTCTTGCGGAAGGGTAATCACCTGTGATAACACTGGTGCTGTTGCGTATGGATTCCGGGAAGTAGTCATCTAGTGCAACAGGTGTAAACTTGTAGCGTTCATCTGTTTGTATAATGCCATGTCCTTTGCGTATGCTTTCTTCAACATCCAATTGATTCAGTATCCACGGATCGTTGGTTTCGTCATGTGCAAAACTGGCAATTTTTTGTTTGGCAAAATCTTCATTGCCAAAATATGTAAAGTGCCATCCTGCATGTTCTATCATTTCTACATTAGCGTCTTTGTGGTTATAGGGAAAGCCTTGCAGTTGATGTCTTGCTCGTCTAAAGTCTTCTGGGTTGTCCAACAGTTTCTTCCTACATGCACTGCTCCATACAACATAGTTGTCCTGATTGGTAAGCATGTAGTTGAACCTAAAATTAAACAAGGGCATTCTAAATGGCCATATGCTGGCACTGCTTGCTCTTAGTCTGGCTATGGTTTCAGTTCTGGGTATTTCATCTATATCGCTTACTATGATTATATCGTTGTCGTCTGCATCTTCTACACCTTTTAATATAGCGTTACGCTGATGTCTTTCCCTGCCCCATGTGTCTGTATCGTCGGGCATGTCGGTAACAGGATAGTAGATGATTTTATCTGCCCATTGTGCAAAACGTTCCTGATTGTTGTGATACAACAATTCTTTAGATTGGTTTTGGAATGTTCTGTTGGCTTCTACTAGTACAAAGTAATCTACATGATCATATAGTTCATGTAGCCTGTGTTCAAGAAGCTCAAACTCATTGAAAAAGGTGAAACTGTCGTATATTTTCATAGCAATACTTAGTATAATAAATATTCGTACAAATGATTTTCAAGGACACTATATGCCACATGCAGTAGCGACGCTATATGATGACAATTATCGCGACCTCGCTGAACTAACAAATGAACCCAAAATAGAATACTGTGAACGCTACGGTTACAAGTTCTTCGAACTAACCGAAATGAAGTACAGCAAGATCACAGGCTTCAACAAAATACACTATACACTAGAACTTTTTAAATTGCATCCTGACATTGACTGGTTGTTGTTTTGTGAGTGTGATGCAATGATTACCAACCTGACTATTCCTATTGACGAAAAAGCGGATAACGATTACCATGTTGTTGTTCCTGTAGACAGGTTGAATCTAAACACTGGTAATTTCCTAGTACGCAACACCGAGCAGGGTCGTGCATACTTGCAAATGATCATAGACAAAGAGCCAGACTATATATTGGTAGAATGGGCAGAACAGCAGGTTGTGATTGATACCATTGATGAATACCAGGACATTGTTAAAATTGTTCCGCAAAGGTACATGAACAGTTACGAGCCAGAGATTTATGATTACTGTGATGCCAGCAAGGACATTATGGGCAACTCAGGTGCATGGGAACAGGGTGATTGGATAGTACACTGGCCCGGCACTTACAAAAACGTTAGACTCAAAAGAGCAGAGCGAGTTGGTAGACAAATAATCAGATGAAGATTTACGTCACAGGTGCTACTGGATTCGTAGGTTTGAATTTGGTAGATTATTTCTATACCAGAGGACATGCTGTTACACTGCATGTTCGTACTGAAGATATCACAGCACAGTTGCAAAGTTTCCAGCCAGATGTTATAATAAACTGTGCGGCAGAGATATATGATGCTGACAAGATGTTTGAACCAAACATCATGCTTACATACAAGATACTTGAGTATGTGAGAGATGCAAAGTGTCGCATGATACAGATTGGCAGTAGCAGTGAATATGGTCCAACAGAATATGCAAGCTCAGAAGACACACTGCTGAAGCCAGTGGACTTTTATCAAGGCACAAAGGCCGCGGCTACGCTCATGTGCCAGGGTTGGGCAAGAGCGCACAATTTAAAGATTTACATAGCCAGGCCTTACAGTGTGTATGGACCAGGTGAAAGACCGCATAGGCTGTTCCCGCACTTGTGGAGAGCATTCAAGTACGATGAGCCCATGAACTTATACGAAGGCTATCATGACTTTATCTACATACATGATTTTTGTCGTGGTATAGAAATGCTAACACACGACAACATTGCACCAGGAGAAATTTACAATTTTGGTAGCGGAGTGCAGGTAAGCAACAAAGAAGTATTGCAGTTGTTTGAAAAAGTAACAAAGAAAACAGCACCAGTAACAGAAGTATTTGAAATTAGGAAAGCATTCGAAAGTAAACTGTGGGTGTGCGATACCAGCAAGTCCAAACAGTTGGGATTTGAATGTAACTATTCATTAGAAGAAGGTATAATATATTTTTTAACCAAGGCACATTATGAGAGAACATCAACTAACAACAAGTAAGAATAATCAAATAAAAGTAGTTGCAGAATCCAAGGAAGCAGTGGCACATTTTGCTGATCCAG